GGATTATGTTGTGAATCGCAGGACGCCCGTAACCATACGACAGGCAATGAAGACGTTGCTGATCAGCGAAACGCATGCACGCCGGGCGTTGGATTATTTTGTTTTAAAGGGCCTTGCCGAGATGAATAGGCAAGGCGGGGTGAGATTTTATAGGGCGAAGGGATGAGGACTATGTGGGTTTATATCGTGGCGGGTTTGATCATCGCGGTGATCCTGTGAAGGGATTGTTTTTAGCACGCGAGTGCATGCAGTTTGTGTTGACCAAGTATCAGTTTTCACGGGTCATGGACATCGGATCTGGTGAGGGGCTGCATGCCGAAGTGTTTCGCCGCCACGGCAAGACGGTTGTCACGGTAGATAAAAGTACGCACTGGGGTAAGCCTGACATTCTCGGGGATTTTACGGCGGTGGGATATCAAAAGGACATCGACCTTTTTTGGTGTTCTCATGTGCTTGAGCATCAGCGCAATCCAGGGGACTTTTTAGATGTGCTTTCCTACATCGCGCCAGAGGGTGCCCTGGTTGCCATCACGGTGCCCCCTGCCAAGCACAATATTGTAGGCGGCCACGTCTCGATTTGGAATGCAGGACTTTTGCTTTACCACATGGTGCTTGCGGGCTTTGATTGTAAAGATGCGCATGTGAAGGAGCATGAGTACAACATTAGCGTGGTAGTGAAGAAAAAGAAAATTGAAAACCTGCCTGAGCTGCGTATGGATAGCGGAGATATCGAAAAGCTTGCGGCTTATTTCCCACTGCCCGTAAGTCAAGAGTTTGATGGGAATATCAAGGAACTTAATTGGAAATAACCATGCATGAGAATAACGAACGCATGCTTACGGAGTTTTTAATCGCGGCCATGACTGCGGGGTTAAAACACACCGGGGCGACATACAACCTGCCGGAGAGCATCGCCCTTGAGTACGGGCGCCTTTGCTATAACCAGGCGATTAAGGACATGATGACGATTTACAAGATGGCTGACTTCGGTTTTGTAGGCCTGGAGTTAGCCGATAGAGTGCAAGACCTACACATACATCAAAGGAGAAAATGATGAGCAATATTTCATTTAATGAAGGCGGACCGGCATTTCCAATCAAAGGCCCCGTATTGACTGTTGACAAGCAAGGCATGACCCTGCGCGATTACTTTGCGGCCAAGGCCATGCAGACCTTGGTATCCGATGACTCATCCTCGATCCGCGATGATGTCATTATGGCTTACCGGATAGCGGATGCCATGTTAGAAATCCGTGAAAAAGAATTAATTTTTTAAAGGGGGAAGTCATGACCCCCAAAAAAGCCATGCAGCTTGCTGAGCAGTGGACGCACGACATGGAGAAAGACCGGCCGCTGGATAAGATGCCGCTCTTTGATGCGCTAAAGACGCTACTTGACCATTGCCGGGTGCAGGATAAAGATATCGAGGAGTTGACTAATGCTTGTCGAGTGTTACTGAAGCGCAATAAGGAGTTGGAAAATGAATTACGAAGAGGCAAAGCGGCTGGCGCATAGCTGGAGCCAGGGGGTGGGGGCGGAGGCAGACGGCTGGCGGGCGGTGCTGGGGGTTTTGTTGCAGCGCATCGAATCTCTTGAGCAGGTGAATGTCGAACTGACGAGGGCTTGTCGCCGGGTGCAGAGCGAGAACGAAGCGCTGTCCATGGACCTGGGGATCAAGAATCAGGACTTTCGGCTCCCGGACCAGCCGCAGTTGAAGACGGTTGCTGACATCATCCGAGAGTGTGAGAGGAGGGGGTAGGGCCATGGTGACGTTTGCACAGGCGATTCAGGCGCTTTTGCACAGGCCGGAGGGGGAGAGGGTACAGGTGATCTACCTGAAGCTTCGCTCGGGGAAAATTTTGGTGTTCCTGGGGGCTCCGGTGGACCCGGAGGAGTTTGACACGGTGGAGGATATTTTGATCGGGGAGTGCGTGCCTCCGGCGGTGATCGGGTTGGCGGCTTGTTTGGGGGATGGGGCGACGGCGCAGTGAAGCATGGGTCATGAGGGAAGGGGCGTGGTTAACGAATCACGGACCAGGGGAAAACATATATATGTATGGTTTCCAAGAAAAATTTTCACTACACACTTTTTTTCAGTCACTTATAGACGTAATTGTCGTAATTAGAGTTATAAGTGATTGTTTTATATAAGGAATATGACTTACATCAAACATTACGTTAAAGTAATACTTTAAGTTTTAACGTAATGTTGTATAAAAGAGACTTAACCTGACCTACGTCCGGTTTTTGAAAAAGAAAAAAATGTGTAATGTGTTTTTTCAAAATTTAATCCTTATAGGCAGATCTTGAAAAAGATGTTGACAAAGTACACTTTTGTGTAGAAAATAAATGTTATGGGAATAAAGGTGACTCCAGAGATTTATGACCGCCTGCCGAATAATCCGGTGGAGATGTTGTTGGTTTGTTTTGATAGCCAAGACGATATCGCGGCCTTTTGTGCTGTATCGCCTCAGGCGGTCTGGAATTGGAAGAGTCGATCTTCCGTGCCTAGATGGTATGTGGACGATCTAAGTCGGTATTCGGGGGTTCCAGCATGGCTCTTGTGCCCGAAACACTTTTCTCCCCCGGGTGAGGAAGATGGCCAGGAAAAGACCTAAATTAAGCGACATACCAAAAAGACGGGGTGCCAAGGTTGTGGCACGGATCGCTACAGCCGGGGCGCCGTTAACGGGGAAACGCAAGAAACTTACGCCTAAGGAGGCTAAGTTTGTTGAAATCTATGCCGCTTCTAATGCGACTATAACCTTGACCGAAATAGCCATACAGGCTGGATACGCAAAAGGTTCTGCCCACACGATGGGCTCAAGGCTGACTAATCCAGACTTATCCCCGCACACCGTAGCGGCAATTCAAAGGAAGCAAGCCGAGTTAAATGCCAAGTACGGTACAACTTTTGAGCGACATATGAAGGATCTGCAGTTCATTCGGGATAAGGCGATTGAAGCCGGGGCTTGGGCGGCGGCTGTTCAGGCGGAATATCGGCGGGGTCAAGCCTTGGGCACGATCTACATTGATCGCAAAGAAATACGCCACGGCACGATTGATTCGATGAGTAAGGAAGAAGTCCAACGCAAACTGGAGGCTTTGAGACGCCTTTATCAAGGTAGCCCAGATGTCGTAGACGTACAGATTACTCAGTCGATTGAGCAAGAAAAGAAGGTGGACCACTCGGAGGAGTTCTTGGATGAAGCCGGAGACAGCGTTTTATCTGAAGGTCAGGAAGGGGATGACGAAGGCGAAGATCACGAGAGTGGAGTCGTGGGTGAATCTCGGAATCCCTGATTGCATCGTAGCCCTCGACAATAAATTTCATTTGATTGAATTAAAGGTGGCTCAAACCAACGGGAAAGTGAAAATCAGCCCGCACCAAATTTCTTTTCATACCGCGCACAAGGGTTGCCCGACTTGGATATTTGTTCAGTATGAGAAGGCGCGGAAGGCTAGGCTCTTCGTGTACGAGGGCTGGCAGGCTTATGCCCTGGCTCAGTATGGGATCTTGCTCCCGCCTGCGTTAGAGCAAAAGTATCCGTGGGATTGGGAAGATGTTCAAAAGTACTTGACAACGTGTAAAAAATACACAACAATGTAGTCTGCAGTTAATTCATACAGGAGAAAGAACATGGCTTTAAAACCATCGAATGTCAAAATTGAATTATTTATTGGCGATCCGCTTTATTTTTTGTTTGATATCGACAATGGCGAGTATCGCTACGACTATTACCCCGACGGCGGCCACTGGGACACTCGAACGGATTCAAAAGACTACGACCGCGCTGACGCTTTTCGTCTTCATTCCAACGAACTGACCGATTATTTGGAAGACCAAGCCCGATACATTTTTGAGCGATTTGGGCAGGTTTTGCATGACGAGTTTCAGTTTGGCTACGTGGACACCATTCGCTTGACGGAGGAGATTCACTATGGTGGGGTCTAATCTGCTTTTTTATGTTTTGGGCCAAGACGATATGCCTGCTTGTCCAACCCATGGGATCCGGCTGGTGACTGACTTTTTCATCAGTGAAGCCGGGGAACAATTCGAGCGCGGCAAGTGCCCGTTGTGTAAACGGACCTACACCTTTGTGATCGAGGAGGATACGGAATGAACACATTAGGCCGCACCAATAAATTAACGGACGAAAACCTCATGGACTATGCATGGCGGCTGGGTTATCGCCTGAGCCCGGAGGATTGCGATGAAATTAGACTGACCGCCTATAACGGGGAGACAGTAGCCCATGCGGTAAAAGATTTTCTAGGCGCATACGAGGGAGGGACTTTTAAATGACTTGTTACGAGGAATTAATAGCCCGGGCAACTGGGCTTGTTGATATACACCGCATTAGGATGGTGGAAAGTTACATGCGGGAAATTTACTTTCATTCGACCCTAAATTGGCAGGACGATAAAACGCTAAAAAGGGCCGCCAGGGAAAGTGCTCAAGATCTTGATTTTTTAGGATGGGACTTTAAATGAGGGGAGCCTTTAAATGATTTGGATATTCGTTGCCTTTGCAATTGTCATGCTTTTGCAGTACGTTGTACGGGACAAATAAACTGATCAATTTTTGACCAGTGAAAATGAGGCGGGGACCTTGTAAATTCTAGGTCCCCGCAAAATCAAAAAGTGGAAAAAACGTCTTTACAGGATACAAATAAACCAAGAAAAGGGTCAAAAAACCACGATTCGGTGGGAATTGGGCCCTATTTGGCGCACCCGCGCCCGCGCGTTCGGTGGTCACTGGTCAATTTTTGACCAGCACAATAAAAAATAATTGTTTACTTTTTAAACAATTATGCTATAATGACCGCTCATACATAAGAAAGGGGTTTACCATGAACGATCGACCAGTGAGTCTAATAATTACGTTTTATCCTGACGATATCGCGGATATTAAAGACGTTGTCGCAGAGGGTAAGGCAAGCGGCATTCTTGAGCACATATTAGAACAATATGCATTGGCCCTTAATGAAGGGGACAATAATGCTTAAGACAGTGCCAGTATCCAGCAACAAAAAGACAGGCCCCATTGCCGTAACGTATCGGGCCGGGGGCCGTGATACGTACGGCACGTGCCCGAAGACGTGCGGATTAAATCCGGCCCCTGATGCCGGGGCTGATACGATCGACCAAGAGTATATGGTGGCAGTATTAAAAGCAGTGCCGCGCAATGGTCAGGCCTGGACTTATTCCCATTTCCCGGCGGAACAATTGCCCGCGCCTATGCCGGGGCAGACTGTAATTAATGCGTCATGCGATGACATGGACTCGGCCGTTAATGCAATGGCGATCGGGAGGCCCGCAGTGGTGGCCGCGCCGCTGGGGACCGATTGGTCCGGGGGCATTGAATACCGGGGCATTAAATTTATTCAGTGTCCGGCTGAATTGTCCGAAGGGTTTACATGCATGCAATGCGGCGGCGGGCGGCCGTTATGCGCGCAAGGCAAGCGCGATTATGTTGTAGTGTTCGTTGCCCATGGGACCGGGGCCAAGAAAGTAGGGACCGATTGCGCCGGGGGCTGTTACGCGGCACAGGGACCGACCGCTATACAGTGGCATGGCACGCGCAAGACAGGGGCCGCGAATGATGCGGCCGCGCTGGTGGCATTCGCGAAGAGTCTGCCGCCGGGGTCTATGCTCCGGCATCATGTCGCTGGCGATATCGGGCGCGCCCGATGATTTTGATTTTAATAATAGGGGCCGCGATAATTTTGATTGACAGAATGCTGGAATAATGTTCTAATTATTCCAGCGGCACGATTCCCGGGCCGCCTCATACTGGAGAAATAGAAATGCCCAATTATTTTCAGAAACGCAGTGAAACGGGTTTTTCCCTTGATCAATTAAGGGAAATTGCGCCTAGTATTTTTGCGGCAGAGCCCGCCGATAAAGTATCGGCTCGTTATGGCTTTGTACCGACTGTTGATGTAATCGAGGAAGTACAGTCCCGGGGGCTGGTCCCGGTGTTCGCTGGTCAAACCATATCCCGCAATCAGGACAATCGGCCATTCGCCAAGCACCTTATTAGATTCCGCCCGCAATATGCGCCGACAGTAGTCGGACAGTCGGTCCCGGAAGTAGTACTAATGAATTCGCAT